CATGCTCTGCGGTCTGGCTCCCATATACATCCCACTCTCGTCACCTTGACCGCAAGTGTTCGCCGTAGCCACCAATCTAAACCAAGGATTCGCTAGCACCTTACGTCCGCCATCCTCACTAATCAGCAAGCCATTGCCTTCCAACACACGTTGAAACACATACATCACATCAGGCCGTATGAAATCCACCTCGTCACACAACAGCAAACAAGGTCGGCTTAACGCATCAGGCAACACACCATCCACAAACTTACTTATCGTCTGGCCGTTCTCATCCGTCGTCAGCACATCCCTCCCAACCAAATCCATGCGGCTAATCTCACTATCAAAGTTCACCCTCACCAACGGAAACCTCAGTCGAGCACAGACCTGTTCAACCAACGTAGATTTACCAGTTCCAGTGTGACCAAACAGATATGTATTGTTGCCATCCACAATACCTTGCAGCACCCTATACAGCGCCGTTCCACCGTACTCATAGTTCATATCAATGGTCGGCACATCTCGATGATCACCGTCCCACTCAAACGTCGGCACATCAAAGTTCAAGCCCGTCTTCCTGAACTCATCAGGCATCTCGACAAACACATCACCAGCATTGCGCATCACCATCTTCCCCTCTGGCAAGTCGCCATCACTGGACGCAGCCACCGAAGCGGGAGCACTCGCCATCGCCGCAGCCAATTTGGTTATGCTTGCCGCCTTATCCTTCGCATCATTCGCCTCCCTCATTAACTCTTCCATCTGGCTATTGATGCCATCCACACTAAGTCCGCCGAGGCTCAATCCAAGGATTGCATCAACAGCAACCTTGTGACTCGCATCCAGTTCAATTTTAATTCCAGTGCTCACGTTCATATTCGTATCATCCTTAGTTTCTTTGTCCGCATCATCGCGGTTCGCCATCTGATCCATCACTGCCTTGCTCACATCGAGTAGGTCTTCGCTTAAGTCATCAATCAGCCTAGTAGTCAGCCCCCATGTGCTGCTACGAGCATCGAAGCTGCAACGTGAGCTGCTAATCCAGTCGCAAACGTCGTGAAAAAGAATGGTGTTTGCATTGCTATCCATAAGCGCCCTAACAGAACTAAACACAAAGCTCTCCAACCCCACTGGGTTCAAGTGTGCTCGGTAACTATTAAACGTAGGGCGTAAGGTCTCTTTGCCATGCACCTCACTAACGTAGATGGACTCAATCTTGTCGTTAGTTAAACGCTTATGATCCTCATCCAACATACCAAACAGGTAATCAGCCATAGCCCTCAGCTTATTACGACGATTGTTGTACTTACTCTCGCGGTGCTCCGTAAGATATTCATGCAGCAAGTTAAACAACTCACTCGGTAGTCTTGTTGCTATCAATTCACTCATGCTCATCACTCCATTACAGTTAATTAAACAGCCAGCTTCTCTCCTCTGGCTAGTTAACCTCAGTTCTCCTTGACTGCGGGCGTCACATTTATCTGCGCCACACACTCCTAAGAACTCTTCGACAATTCAATTGCTCCTCTCGACTCAGCGTGCTCCAGAAGGCTCTCATGTCATCCCAGTCATCGAACTCCCATTCCCTCCCAGTCAGGCCACTCACCAGTGCAAACACTCTGTCTGGCTCGTGACCCGCTGCTCTAGCACGCGCTCCGAACTTAGTTGTCATGGGTTAAGACACACTCACTGCCATAAAGCTATGCTCTGGCAGTTCATCATCCTCGTCACAGACAGTCATATAAAATCTCGACCCGTCCACCATCTCCATCTGCTTTAGGATTCCGTAATGCGGATACTGTAAATACCCCCACTCCTCGATACCCATGTCGTCAGCACTCTCCTCGTAAACAACCACGGGTAAATCACCCAACCAAGGTCTATCCGCCACAGATGTTTGTAATTCTTCAATGTATTTATTTAATGTAATCATGTTCATTCTCCTTCTGGCTAATTAAGTTCACTACACCACAACCCTTCAACTCCAAGCTGCGCTGCGCACAGCTATCCGTCTCAGCCCTACAACCACCAGACACCACACCCATGGCGCGGTATGTCTGGCCCTTGAGCCACTGGAGCAACAGTTCGTCGCTTAGAGAGGCGGTTTCGTTAAAGGCATGGTTCAGGTACACCTCGACACAACGCGCTACAGGGGCCATCTACGCCACCTCACGGTAGACATCGTAATCAAGCATGTAGGCAAGCACTTCGGTGTGGGTCTTACCCATATAGGTCACAAGCTGCGGGAGTTTTAATGTTCTCGCGTAATCCATACGGGCAATGTGATCATCGGCATCAAAGATGTTCAGGTTCACAAGCATTTTCAGGTCATTGTTGACCATCTCAAGTACGTCTTCTCGTATGTTCATGGTAATTCTCCTTGGTTGTTGTCACGAAAGTGTAACATTTATAATCCTACATGGCATCATGCAAATGATTTAGCGTAGGGTTACAAAAAAACAGCAGAGCCAAAAAAACCAGCTATCAAAGCTGGTCTTATCTTCTTCTGGCTTGCTGTCCTTAGTTCTCCTTGATTGGGCGCGTCACATTAGTCGTAACTCAATCCCTCTTGGCCATTCCCGCAATCACAGTCATGTGGGCATCGCTCTATACGGCTAGCCGACTCTTTAAAATCTTTAACACTTGTAAAGTTTTTAGAGTGGGTATCCCATCCGCTTATTCTGTACCCGTCAATAAAGTAAACTGTCCATTTGTATGATTCACAAAAACCCTCACCCTCCGCATCAACACACAACTCGACCAGCGGGTGCTTCATTATGGTTTTGCTAATTATCGGATGCTGGTAGTCGGGGATGGATATTTTATTATTCTTGCCCATCATCGTCCGAGTTATTTTACGCATACGTCCTCCTGTTCATTGAACAATTCATCGTGCGTTTCCCAAGCCGAGCAAACGCAGCATCCATCCTCAAAATCGGGGCATCGGACGCCAAAGATTTTGCGGGTGTAAAGCCAGCTAATAAATTTATCTATCATGGTTAGTCCTCCTCCTCTTCCTCTCTCTCCTCAAGGCCGCCAAACATGCAGTCATATACTATGTGCCACAGCATATTCTTTGTACACTCGCTCTCGTGGTATGTGTACTCCATGTATTGGCACTCGCTCTCACTAAACTGGGAACCGTAAGGGGCTTGGATTTCTATGCTGTACCAACCTTCATGCAAGCCGTTGTCAATCACCTCGACTCCCATAGTCGTGGCCAAGGCCATCACTTGCTGCTTGGTTTTGGTGGGCGCATTGATCCATTGGTCAAGCACTCTGGTAGCGCGGTCAACCTGTTCCTGCTGGTCAACCACTCGCTGCTTCATGTCATCCAATCGCTCTTGATGGTCAACCACTCTCGACTCCAAACTCTCAAGCGAGAAGGTGGCCTTGCGCAATAGCGTTTCTAATTCATTCTGTCTTGCGTTCATTGTTCTTTCTCCTTGTGAACGCCCCATGTATAACACAGGGCGATTCGTTGGTGTTAGCTCATAAGTATTTTCTTTAGCTCTGACATGGACTTGCCTGTGATGGCGGTCATCTCTGACATGAGCATGTTGGGGTTGCTGTCAAATAGTTCGATGATTTCTTGGTTGGTCATGGTGGTTTCTCCTAGAGGGCCGAAGCCCTCGGTTTGGTTGGGTGTTGTTCTCTGGCTAGTCTCCTTGATTGGGGGCGTAGCGTTTAGTTCAGCATGGATAGCTGAGTTGCGTTGTACAGGTCGTGGTCGTTGACGAAGCGCTTGATGATGTTCTTCACTGGCTCCCTTCGCACGACTCGTGCCTTGGGTAGGGGAGACGCGAAGCTCTTGCTCGCATTCTTCTCGATGCGATCCGCCATTGCCGTGATAGCCTCGCGGTTATTCAGGCAGCGGAAGTAGGTCGTCTCGTACATGAAGGTCGTCTGGCCTTTCGAGTTCTCGGAGGGCATTGGAGCGGCTAAGGCTTCGGCACGTAGGGTGGCTGCAAATTGTTTTAGGGTCATGGGGTTCTCCTAGCCCTCGTGGGAGGGCATTTTGGTTGTTGTTAGGCATGTAGTCGGCGGCAAACTAAACCGCCAAAGCGCCCCACCTTGAGGCGATAGTCAGGGTAATCAGGGTAGCCCAAGGTCTCCTCGTCTCCCTCGGCCTTGCCAAGGTACAAGTAACCTCGTGGGTTGGTGCTGCCGTAGGGTATTGAGTCGGCCAGCTCCTCGAATGCTCGGCGTGCTGCGGCAAGGGACGGGTAGCTGACGGCGGGTTCAGGGTAGGCGCTGGGCTTTCCGATGGTGAAGTATCCGTAAACGTTCATGGGGTTAGTCCTCGTTGGTTGGGTTGTGCTGCTGTCTCTGGCTGGTCTCCTTGACTGCCCGCGTAGCCTACGCGAGGGCGATCCAGATTGAGTACGCGCTAGCGGTTATCGTCAGGAACACAAGTGCTGCGAGTACAAGCGGCATGATCTCGTGGGTGAATTGCATGATTATCGTTTCCTCACGGACTAGATTTTGGTTCATACGGACTAGATTTTGGTTCATAGGATTTTCCTCGTGGGTGTGGGTTTTTTAAGGCCAAAAAAAAGCGCCCCCGAAGGGACGCTGGTGGGTGAGCGGGTTACGCTGTAAGCGCAGCGACTACCGATGCTCGGTCTGATACGCCTAGGCTACCTAGCGCCTTGATGATGCCAGCGATATTGTCGCTGATGGGAGCCGAAGGCTTCACGGGAGTGGCAGTGGTGACGCTAGGGCCAGACTTGGCGTTGAGCGCTGCAAGCTGGAATTTTTTCTTACGAGCGTCTTTGGTCTTCGCAAGCATGTTCCGAAGGAACGCGGCAGAGCACTTGGCGTACTTGGCTTCGAGTTCAGCGTCGGTCTCAGGAGCCGTAGGCTTCGCCTTGGCAGGCTTGGTTTTCGCAGGAGCCGAAGGCTTGGCAGGCTCAAGCCCAAGGAACTTCGCAACCGCTGGGATGGGTTTTTTGCCCTTGCTCACACGGTTTTCGTGACGGCGTACAAGCTCTGCTTTCGCAACTTCGTTGCCGCTGGTTGCCGCTAGGATTAACTCTGCGCTCTTGAGTGAATTTAAATTTTCCATGTGATACTCCAAAGTTTTGATTGGCCAAAGCATGATTGCCTTGGCTCACTGGGAGTTCTCCTTGTTGGGCGCGTATGTACGTGTGTGTATGCGTGCGAAGAGGAGTTTGGAGCGGTTGGAGGACGATGGGAGCCGATTTTAGGGACAAGATTGCAGTGGGTCAGGTGTGTACGTGGGGAATGTTTTGGCGCGTTATATGCGCGTTTGGAGGCGCGTTAACTCCAACAAAACACGCGTTAACTCCAATTACCTCGACCTTAGTGAGGTCGGGAAACGCAGTAACCACGGGGGTTTCAGGCCGATTGTGCCAAGTCTGTTCCAAATCGAGGGCCAATTGAGTCTGATTTCGCACGCAGGCGCGATAACGCAGGCACGCGAGGAAGAGGGGGGGGTACACCCCCTTTCGCCGTTTGGTTTTCCGACGATTTTGACTCCCCGACCCCCATACAATTACGCCAAAATTTGGAAACTTTGTACGGAATCCGAGACAGGTAAACCAGATCGGGCACAAAAACGACGTATACTTAGTACAAAACCGACACGGAGCGACCATTATGATTATGAAGTACAACCGACCCACGAGACCCGTCCAGCCATTTGCAGACGAATCCAGCGAAGCCTACGAATCCAGCGACCATCGCCGTGATGCACCACCCCTCAAACCAAAGAAGGATGGCACCCCAAGAAAGACCCCCAAGAACAAGAAGGCCGTCGTCTCTAGCTACAAACGCAAGGGTGTCGCCTATGGCACCGAGCCTAGACCCGCCGCAATGAAAGTCCACGCCACCTCACACGACAAGCGAATGCTCGACGAAGCCCAACGCTCACCGCTCCACAAAACCGTAGGCACCAAGCGCACCAAGTACACCCTCCTGCCAGCAGACTACCAACCCACAACCCTAGTCACACCTCCTCATCTGGCCAGAGAGATCAACCAACCCTCACAACAACCAACCAGCCAACAGATAGACCTTGCCGCCGCTACCCCAGACCAGCCAGCGCCAGCCGATCCACAGTGCTACAAAGTAGAGTTCCCCGACGCCATGAAAACAGAACAGTCCGCCCAAGAACAAGCCGCTCACGACTACTATCTTCACCACACCGCTGCGACCCGTGAAGCTGCACGCCACACCGAAGCCCGCCGAACAGAGGAAGCCCTAACCGTTATGTCCGCACCAGCCAATCACCTCCAGCCCAACGACATCGCCAACATGCGATCCCAAGTATTCGCCACCGTCGCCACCCAAACAGCAAAGGTCGTCGGCGTCCTCAACGGCACAGAGCAGTGGAACCCGCAGCAAGTCCGCCTCTATGGAATGCTCCTCAACAAAGTCCTACCCGACCTACACCACAGCTACAGCGAGGTCGCACTCCAAGACTCAGACGTAACCAAGCTCTCCCGCAGCGAACTCGAAGCAATCATAAGCTCCTCCAGCAACACAACAGCGGCCCAAGACATTGTAGAAGAGGACTACCGCCCATCCTTCGACCACATGCCAGACCCATCTCCCTCTGGCCCGACTATCATCACCAAGCCAAACCAGCCAACCAGCCAACAAACCACCCAACAAACAACCAACCAAAAGGATTAACCCATGGTCTCCAAAGTACAAGCAGCCCAACGCCTCCTTACGCTCCAAGAAGCCAGTGAATCCTTCGGTGCCTTCTGCCGCCTCCACCACCCAAAGTGGCAAGTACCCCTGTTCCACCACAAACTCATCGAAGCCCTAGACCGCCTCGAAAAGGGAGCGCTCCTGTCCGACTTCAATGACGAGTGGGCAGTAATAGAACACAACCACAACAACCGCGAGGACTCACGCCTCCATAAAACATACACGCGGCCCGCATCCACTCAGCCCGTCTACAACCTAATGATCAACATGCCACCGCGACACTCAAAGTCCACCTACGCCACCCAACTCTTCCCAAGTTACTACCTTGCCAGAAACCCCACCCGTTTCTCCATGACCGCATCCTACAACTCCCAGCTCGCCACTGACTTCGGACGCCAGCAGCGCCTCTATCTCCAGCACGAAGAGACCCAGCTCGTATTCCCTGACTTCGCCCTCGCAAAGGACTCCCGCGCCCAAGACGTATTCCGCACCACCGAAGGGGGAGCCGCATTCAACATCGGTATGCAAGCTACCACCTCTGGCCGTCCTGCCACGCTCCTATCCCTCGACGACCCAATCAAATCCCGCAAGGAAGCCGACTCCGCCACCCAGCGCCAAAAGGCATGGGACTATTACACCTCCGCACTCACCACCCGTCTCCAGCCAGAAACAGATGGCGCACCCCCAATCCAAATCATCTGTTACACCCGCTGGCACCCAGATGACCTCGGAAGCAGAATAATGCAAACCGAAGACTGGGCCGAAGGCCGTTGGCTGCACATCGTATTCCCAGCCATCATAGAAACCGAGTCAGCCCACTCCCGTCCCGTCTCTGAACTCCCACGGAGCGACTCCCGATACATCCCCAAAACCAAACTCCAAGACGTAGACTCTCACCTACGCACATACAAGCCAGTAATAGAATCCGCCCTCTGGCCAGTTCGATTCCCCATCGATGAACTTAAGCGCAAGCAGCGCATGAACCCACGCGACTTCGCCGCGCTATATCTCCAGAACCCACGCATTGAAGGCGGCAACCTCATCAAGCAATCGTGGTGGAAACTCTACAACCCCGACCACATCAAGCCAGAGGACTTTGCCCAGATCATCATCGTCCTAGACACAGCCTTCAAGAAAACCCAGTCCTCCGACTTCACTGCCGCGATGACCCTCGGACTCACCCGTAACGGTGACATCCATGTCATCGACATAATAAAAGGAAGATGGGACTTCCCCGAACTCAAAGCCAAGGCCATCCAGCTCAACAACAAGTGGCGAGGACGCGGCCTAAGAGCGCTCTACATAGAAGACAAGGCAAGCGGCCAATCCCTTATCCAAGAACTCAGACGCGAATCTGGCGTCTCCGTGATCGCCCACAAGGTTGTCCACGACAAAGTAACCCGTGTCCACGCCATCACCCCGCTCATCGAATCAGGAAGGGTCTTCCTCCCCCGTAACGCCCCATGGTATGACGACTTCATCGAGGAAACTCTCGCCTTCCCAAGCGGCACTCACGATGACCAAGTGGATGCCCTCAGTATGGGCCTCGATATCCTCTCACGAACCGCCATCAACCCAGACCAAGCCTTCGGTAGCCTATCGCCCCACGGATCGCTCAACAGCGCCGCGAACGGCTTCGCCGTTCCAGCTAACTCCAATCGGCCTGCCAACTCCAACCAACACGCCAGCGCTAGCGCGCCTCCATCCTCTTGGTACGGCTGGGGGGAATAACCCTCCCGCCCCAAGGACGACCACGCCACCCCCATCCAGCAAAATCAGCAACAGCAAAGACAACCAAAGACAACCAACAGCAAAGGTGATTTATGGGGTGGGGCGGTTCCAACATTACAACTAGCATTAAGACGATCTCCCAGCAGCAAGGCGCAGGCCTAACCGAGGAAGAGATTGCAGCCATGTCGCCCTCCCAACGCAATGCCTATTTATCCAAGATGAGTAGGGCGGCCAATAACCGCCTATCAGCCAGCAAGTCATCTGCACCTAGCGCGACCCACGCACGCTATAACACCCAGAACTAAAGAGCACGTACCGCATGAGTTACTACAAGACAGACAGTGCCGATTCCAGCGAGGTTATCATTGACCTTTCTCAGCACATGGACGCCCTCATGTCCTACGACGACATCTCTGATCTCCTCACCGAGGAGGACGAGAAGAAATTGTGCGGCTATGTACAAGCCATGGGGCGCATGTCCCACGAGAAAGTCTCCCAGCGCTACTCCCAATGGAAGCGTGCCGACGAAGCACACGACATCTACGTGCCGCCCGAAGCCACCAAGTTCAGAGAGAAGGCCGTAATAGCCGACACGCGAGCCATAGCCGACACAGTATTAACTTACCTCATGTCCGCACTGGCTGGTCGGAACCCCATGTTCCAGCTAGAGGGACTCGACCGCGACTCACGCGAATCTTCCGCCATCCTTGAGCGCTTAATGCACCAGCACATGCGCAGAACAGCAGGGGAGGCGGGTATTGCCCAGCATCTCCTAGACAGTATTCGTTACGGTTACGCACCCACCAAGGTCATCTGGAACCCGAACACCAACACCAACGACATCATTAACTACAACCCACGCCGCACCTTCCATGACCCTCGTGTCAGTTGGGGCGACTGGGATCAAATGCAGTTCGTGATCTTCGTGGATTACAAATCGACCAACCAGCTCCTAGCCACAAACCAATACAGCAAGCTCCATAAGTACCCATCCTTGCGTTCCGCAAGTATCGGCACAAAGTCTGGCTGGGAGATTCATCAAGATCACCACCAAGCGGCCCAAGGTATGTCCGTGCGCCCCTCCGACATCCAAGGCGAGAACGGTTATTCCCTTAGTGGCGCACGCACCACCGATGAAGTGTGGGTTCGCCTTAACGGTTTCGAGGTCGGCCTACCCCAAATCAACCAATTGTGGATGGTAATGACCATCATCGACGAGTCCGTCGTGATCCGCTGCCAGCTCTCGCCTTACGGCCAGCAGTTCCCAGCAGTATTCGGCGGTCTCCACAATGACAAACATAAGACATATAGCCAATCCCTCTATGACCTCATGTTGCCACTCCACGATATCGGCTCATGGCTACTTCGTAGCCGCATAGATAACGTGCAGGCCACCCTAAACAACCTGATCTTCGCTGACCCAACTCAAGTCAACATAAGCGACCTAATAGACCGAAACCCGTGGGGGTTAGTCCGCACCCTTCCCGGAGTGAAGCCCTCCGACGGAATCCATATCGCCTCCGTTCCAGACGTAACCAGCTCCCATTGGAACGATATGGCGGGCATCAGCGACATGAAGCAGCGCCTCTCTGCCGCCTCCGACGCTCAACAAGGTCTCCCAACCAGCGACGGCATAAGAAGCGCCACAGAAATCCAGCGACTCACCCAGCTCGGCTCCCAAAGACTCGGAGTTCTAGCCAGAGTAATGTCCGCCACCTCCATCCGTCCAATGGCACGCATGATGATTGGCAACCTCCAAGACGCCCTTGAACTCAACGGCAGCCTCCGTGTAGACGCAACAGACCAGTCCACTCTCATCTCCCAGAAAGTAAAAGACGGCTACATCGACTACACCTCCAAAGACATTCAAGGCAACATTGATTACCTCGTGGTAGACGGCACGCTCCCAGTTGAACCCACACGCTCGCCAGAAACATGGATGAACATGATCCAAGTGATGACCAACACGGGCCTCAACATGGAATACAAGATGCCCAAGATAGCCGAGGAAGCCATCCGAAGCATGGGCATCTCCGACCTAGAGCAATTCAAAATCTCAGAAGACGAACGCAACCAAGGCCCAACGCCCTCCCAGAAGATGGCATTAATGGAAAAGGCCAGAGGCGCATCCGTCAAGCCAGAGGAAGAGGTCATGTCAGAAGTCCAAAAAGGCAACCTCATACCTATGTCTCAAAAGGGCAGATAAGCAAACAACACAAAGAATAACCAAAGGGCATCAACCAACCCCCGCCCACTGTTTCCCTTAACCTGACAAAAAGGACTAACTTATGTCACGGAAACCAAAGAATCGAGACGCAGATACTCGATGCAAGGCCGCCGAGAAGTTCGCTCACGAGAGAGAGCGCCCTTCACTAAACCCACAGAACCCCAACCAAAAGCTCTACTTGCAAGCCCTCCGCAACCCTGACGTACCTGTCATCATTGCTACTGGCTGCGCTGGTTCAGGCAAAACCTATATCCCTTGCACCCACGCTGCCGACCTCATGCTTTCCCACCCGCACGAATGCAGCAAAATAGTACTGTGCCGCGCCAACATTCCAACAGGAAGAAGTCTCGGTGCATTCAAAGGCAGTGCCGACGAAAAGCTAGAAAACTGGTTGCTCCCCATGATTGATTGCATCCGCTCTCGAATCGGCACCAACCGCTACGACAACCTCCGCTCCTCTCATCAAATAGAATACCAGCCCCTCGAAACCATCCGAGGAAGATCGTTCGACAACACTTACCTCATCGTAGATGAAGCCCAGCAACTTACCATCGAGGAACTCAAGGCTATCACCACACGCCTTGGCGTCCACAGTAAGCTCATCCTCATGGGAGACCTCGCTCAATCTGACATCAAACACACCTCTGGCCTTGGCATCCTCACCGCTCTCGCCAAGAAATACGACCTCCCCATACCTCACATCGACTTCACCCCTGACGACATTGTGCGTTCAGACACTTGTGCGATGTTCGTTAAACTCTTCCACCAAGAAGGCATCTAGGAGTCCACATGGAAATATTCGCCCCAGTATTTGAAGCCCTCGCATTCCTCCTTGAAGCGTCTATCTGGGCCATTCTCTCCACCCTCATTCTTCTGGCTATTGGGATTGTTCCCATCCGCTTCGAGAAGATCACCATCATCTGTGCCAACAAAGACTCCTACGATAAAGTCCTCACCAAGTATGGCATCATCCTTGAAGACCCAGAAGACGAGGAAGATAGCGAGGAAGACCCCTAACCCAAAAACCCAAGGACGACCAACTAGCCCTCAAGCGTAAGAATAGGCAAAACATTGAGGGCTACCCATGACAACTAAGACATCTCTTCTGGCCAGTACAATCACACCCCAAATCCGTGATTACATTGACGCCGCTATCACAGAGGCGCTAGATCAACACGCCAGAGAACTTAAGTCTCTCCAGCAGACTTCGGACGCCAATCAAAACGTGCTCCTTAAAGAGATCTCAGTGGTCAACGCCAACTTAAACACCGTCAACGGCATTATCGCCAATGACCCTTCCCACCGCCTCACGAAAGCCAAGTTAATTAGAATCGCTACGGAGTTAGGACTATGAGCATCACCCGCCCAATAGGTGAACAACTTACCTTTAGATCATCGAAAACAGGCGACCATATCCTCGACACCTACTTGGAAGCGGTGGAGCGTGGCTCCCGAACGCTCTCCGAGCTTATCGATGAACTGATCGACTCCAGCGGTGATCTCCGCACGGATGTCTTCCAATTCAGAGAAACCCCCGCAGACGCCAACGGTGTAAAGACAGGTATTCTCCAAGCCAGAGTAGGAACATTCGTCAACCCAGCAGACGGTTGGACAGACATCACTTCCAGTGACTTTGCTACGTTTGTCACTGACTGTCAGGCAGCGCAAAGCGCTGCGGAAACGGCCAAGACCGCCTCGGAAATAGCCAAGACCGCCTCGGAAACCGCCCGCGACTTAGCTAATGATTGGGCCGAAAAGACCAGTGGGCCAGTCAGCGGTTCAGATTATTCAGCCAAGCATTGGGCCACCACGGGCACCGTGCAAACAGTATCCAGCAATATCACCGACGTAAACACAACCGCCGCCAACATCGCTAGCGTGAACACCGTCGCAGCCGACATCACCAAAGTCGTCAAGGTAGCCGATGACCTCCTTGAAGCCGTCAGCGAAATCAACACAGTGGCCAACGACCTCAACGAAGCCACCAGCGAAATAGAGACAGTCGCAAACAGCATCGCCAATGTAGACACCACAGGCACCAACATTGCCAGCGTGAACACCACGGCAGCCAATATCGCCAATGTAAACACCACAGCAACCAATATTGCCTCCGTCAACACAGTGGCCTCCGACCTCAACGAAGTCACCAGTGACATCAACGTAGTCTCCAACGCCATCGCCAGTGTGAACACCGTCGGCAACAACATTGCCAACGTGAACCGAGTCGGTGCCATTGACACGGCCACAAGCCAAGTTGCCGCTATCGACACCGATGTCACTACCGCAGCCAACATTGCAGCCAACATCACAACCACAGCCAACATTGCAGCCAACATCACAACCACAGCAGGCATATCAGCCAACGTCACCGCTGTTGCAGGCATTGCTAGTGACATAACCACTAACGCCACTAATATTGCAGCTATTCAAGGCGCTAGTGCGAATGCTGCCACCGCTACAACTAAAGCGGGTGAGGCCGCTGCTTCCGCGAGTGCGGCATCAACTAGTGAGGCTAATTCGGCCACTTCCGAAACTAATGCAGGGAATAGTGCGACAAGCGCTGCAACTTCTGCGGGGAATGCGGCAACTTCTGTTTCTACAGCAACTACGCAAGCCAGTACCGCTACTACCCAAGCAAACAATGCCGCCAGTTCAGCAACCGCAGCACTAGCGTCTAAGAACGCTTCTGCCACATCAGAAGCCAATGCTTCCACATCAGAAGCCAATGCTTCCACATCAGAAGCCAATGCGTCTAGCAGCGCCTCCCAAGCCGCCACCTCATACGATAACTTTGATGATCGCTACCTTGGTCAAAAGTCATCCGACCCATCCACCGACAACGATGGGAGCAGCTTACTCACGGGTGCAATCTATTTCCGCACCAGCACCAACGCAATGCGCGTATACACTGGCTCCTCATGGCAAGATGTTGCACCAGTTGCCACCTCCGTAGACAACTCCAATTGGTCTGGCGCTGACCTTGACATAGTTCACGGTGGTACGGGAGCTAGCTCGGCTAGTAGTGCAAGATCGAATCTAGGGCTTGCCATAGGTTCAGATATACAGGCACATGACTCTACTCTATTAAAAGATAGTGACATAGGAACATCTGTCCAAGCCTATGATGCAGACCTAACCACGCTAGCCAGTAATGGTGTTGGCACCAGTGCGAATCAGTTAGTTCAGTTAGATGGCTCCGCAAAATTGCCAGCAGTGGATGCAAGTCAATTAACCAACTTGCCTGTTTCAGTATCAGGCACAGCAGACTTTGTAGCTACAGGTACTTTGCCTGACGGTACGCCTGTAGTGTTAAAAGCTGATGGGACAGTAGAGGCTGTTGATGAAACATTGGTTCCTAGTGTTTCGGAGAGCATTCCCGCAGGGAGCTTGGCTACATTTGCTTCGGCAGGAATATACCAACAGGCATCCGCCTTTATCCCAGATACAGCGGGTAAGTTTGTCATTGTATATTCTGACTCTGCTAACTCCTACTATGGTACGGCAGTTATAGGTACAGTAACAGGCACTACTTTAAGTTTTGGTACTCCCACTGTATTTCATTCAACGGGTGGCTTTGAGTTTGATATAGCTTTTGATCCTAGTACCCCAAGCACTTTCGTTATTTCGTTTACGGATAATGGAAACTCCAACTATGGCACAGCAATAGTAGGTACTGTTTCTGGCACTACTTTAAGTTTTGGTACTAAAGTTTTGGTACACTCAGGTCAATTCTATTACGCCTCTGTAGCCTTTGACCCTAATACTGCGGGTAAATGTGTGATTACTTATAGTGGTCAGAGTTACGATGGCACTGCGGTAGTAGGCACTGTTTCGGGGACAGCTATTACTTTTGGCACCCCAGTTAAATGGA